ACCAATGCCTTGGCGGCACAAGAGCGCCAGGCAATGCGAACCGCAGACGCTATGGCGCGTGCTGCCATGTCGCAAAACCGCACCGGAGCGATGGCATTTAGAAATGCTGGTCGCTCTGGTAGCGGGTCGTTTGGTCGCGGTGGCTCTGGAACTGGGGCCGCAGGAACGCGCGGCGCCCGCTCCTCACTAGACGATTCCGGGGCGGCTGCCCGCTCTATACCCAGCATAGCAAGCATATCAAGGGCCGCGCTTGGCCTGGAGCTGTCTAAGCGCTCTGGCATGCGCAAGGCAGGCATTAGCTCGCGAAACAGACAAAGAGGAACGCCGCTTGCTGCTTCAGATAGAAGCCTAATAGGACTGCCATCTGAGAAGGCATTGGATTACCGCCTGTCTTCGCGCGAGCTAGGTCGATACCTTTCTAGACTTATTGCATCGGAAACTGGCGACGTTTCATATCCATCTGAGCCGTTAGACCTTAGGAATTTTGCTTTCCGTGGCAATCGCTTTGGTCCGCCAAGGCCAAAACGGAGGTCTGGTCGCTATGGCGCCCAGCAGGCAGACCTAGATCTCTTTGAGAAGGCAATAGAGCGTCAAGACATTTCTCTTCTTGAATCGGCCATTAGGGCTCCGCAAGGCCGCATGAGGGAAGATATTCGGCGTCTTCCAAACTATTTGCAAACATTAATTCAGCAGGCCAGAATGGATCGCCGGCGAAGCAGCAGATTCTTCCCGCAGTCCCAACCTGGCAAGCCAATGTCAGTTCACGTCCCGGGTCGTGGCTTAATGGAGTTTTCTAAGAAGTCAGGCAGGGGCGGCAGCGGCGGCAACAAAGACATTGACCGAATAGTTGGTCAAATTCTTGGCCAGGGATGGAAATTTGAAAAGCGCAAAGGCGGCCACAATGCCGTCGTTGCTCCTTCTGGTCAAAAGGTATTTTACCCATCATCAGCATCAGACCGCAGGGCATTGCAAAATTTCATTTCCGAGTTGCGAAAAAAAGGTGCAATTGTTGATGGCCGAGGGTACGGCGGAAAAGAGGGCAAGGGCGGTCCGCGCGAAATGTCACGACGCTCTGGTGGCAGGTCTGTCGCCGAGACTGCATTTGGCTTTGTTCCAGACCGTCGAATCCTGGAAGCAATGCGCCGTGGTGACATGTCATTTGGCCAAGAGATTGGCGCTCAACGTCTAAACACAAAAAGACTATCCACCACTGTTTCTATGGGGACAGGAAGAAATCGAGTTCGGGGCACAGCTATTGCCATGTTCCCAGAAAACGACAGGGGGCTCAGGGGCCAATCAGGAAGAGAGGTTGGGAGAAACCTTGGTCAGGGAGACAGAAAAACTAAAAGAACTAAACTTTCTCCATATAGCCCAATGGCAGAAAAAGTATACGAGGTCCTTGGTGGAATGCTTGGGGCACCAACCCCTGCAGTTGTCAGGAGAAGGCTAACACCATTAGAGCAGCAACTGGCCACTGGCGGAAGACTGCCGCAAGTTGGCTCTTCGGCTAAGACAAACATTGGCGCAACCCGCAGAGTCGCCTCCGGAAGATTTGAAAACCCACAAGTCCGTCAACGCCGGCCACTAAGCCGCAATGCATGGATGATCCCTTGGCTTGACGATTTTGAGCCAATGAAACGCGTACTTCGCGGTCACCCACAATTTGACGACGAAGTTAGAACGCAAGCAACTAGGCAGCTTGGCTCAACACGAGACATGCGACGCATCATGCTCCTTGACCAAATACTTGGCCAGACAGATCGACACGGCTCAAACATGATGGTTGGAAAGGGACGAAGCGGGAAGCGAAGAATTCTTGGAATTGATAACGAGCATGCGTTTAGCATGGGCGGCCTTAATAGGCCTATCTCTGACCTTAATAGGCAGCTAAATAATACGCCGCAATTCTCTTCATTCTCTGCGCGATATATGCCGCGAGATGTCCCTCAGGGCAGCAGCACATTGCTGCCGTGGATGACAAACAAGGGTGGCTCTGGCCTTGCAAGAATTAAATTAACAAAGCAGGAGCAAGACGCATCTGCGCGTGAAGCAAAAGTCCTAAGGGGAATCCTTGGCGGCAAGAGGTCAATGAAGATTGTTGAAGAGTCTTTCTTGACTGCTGGCTACTCCAAGAGGGACACAGATAGGTACATGGAGACCTTGCGCACACGGCTAGAAGCTGCGGCGATTACAAGAGAAGCAGAGGCATCTTCTGGGCATAGCGACGCCGGAGATTATCGGCAAATGTTGCAAATGTCGCGCCGCTCTGGTGCGCAGAGAAGGCTTGCCGCAAGAACCAGGGCAACTGGGCGCGGGGTTATGCTTCCACAAGACCTTCGCAGCGGAGATTTTGCTGAGTTGCCGAGACCGATTCGACTGCTTGGAGAAATGCTGCAAAGCAAAGACAGGGGAAGAAGAGCCCGCCCAATAGAAATGGACGATGAAACCAGGGTCTCTTTGGTTTCAGGAAAAGAAATTATTCCTGGACGAGCAAGCAGAGGCTCTAAGCCTTTAATCCCGCAAAACCTTGCCGGCCGAAGCCCAGAACAAATTTTTGCTGAAGCGCTTGTGGCATCCCACAACGCCGGTGTGCGGGTTCGGGAGATCGCACCAGACCCTGATCGACTCATTAAGGCGCAGCTTCGCGCCATGGGCGTTGGGGACCCATATGACGTTGGCGGAAAAAGGATTACTTCACGATCAGATCAAATGGCCGCAGCTCGTGCGTATCAATTGCTTAGGCGTCAGCGATTGGGAATGGGCTCAATTGCCTCGCTGGCGCCTGGATCAGTTAACGCAAGCTCATGGTTAATGCAAATGGGCGGAGATCAGGGCTCACGTCAGGATCTTCTTGGTGGCGCCCTTGATGAGATGAGTGGCTTTGATGCGTTTAGAGAGTTGAGCGCGGGCACCGCTGGGGCACGAAGGGATAGAAGAGCTGGTCAAAGCGGGAATCGCCGCATTGGGCTTAAGGGCGGGTTTATCGCCACTGTTCCTAATAGATTCCATGTCCCAGGCATGGGAGACGCTGCTGGGTTAAGAAATTTTGTTGTAGGGGCAATGACTCACAGAATGCCAGGAACGCATGAACAGGGCAAGCTTGGCGCCCTAGCCGGTCTTGGGGCTCCAGGTGTTGGAACTAGCCTTATGGCCCACGAGCTGCGTCGTCACGCGCGGGCAATCATGGAGGCCCGAAGAAGGTACCCGGCCGCCCTTGCCGCAAAATATGGCGTATCAGTTGACGATCTTGCCGGACTCAATATGGGCGGTCGCACAGCTGCGGGTCTCAGCTTAAAAGCCAGCAACTCAGGAATGGGCCTGTACGAAGCGCTTGGATTTGAATTTAGCGATCCAAACAACATGGAAAACCGCTTTATGTCTATGGGCGGAGACAAAGTTGTTGACATGTACGGAAGAATCCGCGCAGAGATTAAAAGAGTAGAGGCCCGCCTTGCGGAGCAGGGCATTGCGTACAGCCCAATGGAGTTTGCACGTAAGTCTGGTAGCAAATCTTACCCAATGCAAGAAAAACTTGTTAGAAGGATGGGTCCAGGAGACCCAAATTATCTAGGGCAAACCGCTTTTAGATTAGGCGAAGAAGATTTGCTTGGGCCATTTACGCGCGGAACAAGATTCTACCCCCAGAACGAAACGTATGTAGCTGGACCCCGCAAAGGACAGCCAATCCCAAGGCCAGCAGGGCACCGAGGCATTCCGTATTACCAAGTAGTGACACCTAGCGGCCTGAGAATTGACAATGTGCCGGCTGATGCTCACCGAGGGCGACTGCAAGAAATTATTGCAACTGTAGAAAGCTTCTACAAGAAGTATCCAGAACAAATGCAAGAGCTTGCTGGCCCAAGAAGTACCGGGATACGGTTTTCATACGCAAAATTGCATGGGGGCGCTACAGGCACGGCATCAATCGGTTCTGGACCAGTAAATCTAATGGATTATCTACTTACGCCAGATTCAACACACGACAAGACTGGATACTACCACGACTACTACAATTCAAAGAATCCTCGCTTTGCGGGCAAGGAAGGTCTTGCTGGCAGGGCAAATAGCATACACGGCATCTTTGCCCATGAGCTCGGTCACGTAATGGCTGTTGACAAATATCAAGAAGCAATGAAGCAAAAAGGTATTGGTTTTTACGGTTATAAGCCATATGATGAGTTTGTACACGGAAGCAGAAGAGATGGCATGGGTCGCGGCGTCAGGGGCTTCCATTATGACTACAAAAAGGGCATGGCGCAGATGGCCGCGCTTGCAAATGTTGAAGAGACTACTGGCGGAAGATTAAAGCCAGAAGATTTCTATTTGCCTGGCGAAATGGACGGCAAGGGCAACGTGAACGGCGGCGTTTACAGCGGCTTTTTCCATCCTGGCAGTAAGAAACAAAAAACGATGTATGGAAGTAATAAATTAGATTTTATGCCGGATGATGCTACCGAGCAAATCCAAATGCGGAAAATTGGCGAAATGATGTTGATGGGAAAGCAAGGACCGCTTGCCAGCGTCCTTCCAAAGCAATATAAAAATATTGATGAAGCAATGCAGGCATTGTGGAAAATTGGCGGATATGGCTCCATTAGGGGGCGAATGCATGTTGGTTCCGAGTGGATGTCCCAAATGTTTGCAAAATGGAGCAGTCGCGCATGGGGGGCGCCAGACGCTGCCCTTGGCGGGCATCCCAATGTAGACGCAAAAAATAAACTCGGCTATCGGGTTGCGCGCATTTTGGCAAGAAACAACCAATGGGCTGAATACAGCAAGCGCTCGGGTGGCATCGGCGGGATGCTTGGCGGTCTCTTTGGTAAGGGCAGGCCAAACATCATGCAGCAGATTACTGGCGGACAAACCTATGGGATGACGCTGCAGGACTTGCTGGGCGGAGACATTACCGGCATGGGCTCGCACAGCATCGGCCACTGGTCTGGAGGATCTGGAAAAGAAATCCTCAACCTAAAGACTATGGCTGGAGAAATTAGACAAGTTCTTGCACAGCCGATTGGTGGGGATGCATCGCAAGGTGGTCGATTTCCAAACAAGGCAATGGAGATCCTTGCTGGACTTCTTGGGGTGGAGACCCCGACAATTCTGGAGCGCAGCATTGGCGGCAGGAGAATGGCGATTCAGCCAATGGCTCCAGGAGAAACCGCAATTGACTTTATTAACAGATTAAGTGCTCCGCCATCAACACGAGTTCCAGTATGGGAAGACGACCAGATCATCGGTCACTTCTCTCGGCCACTTGGTTCTGGATCAGTCGACCCAGCATTGGCACAGCAGCCCTGGCTTGCAAGCAGGGGCGGAAGGCGCATGCAGATCCTTGATCATCTTGCGCAGACATACGACCGACACGGACTTAACTACCTTCTCAATTTAGTTGACCCCAAGGGCGGCGTAGGCTCGCCTGGAAATTATCGCGTTACTGCTATTGACCACGATCTTGCCCTTCGCCCACCAGGCAAGGGCGGAAGAAGAGTCATTGGTGGTGGCGCTGGGCCAATTGGTGTTCCCGGACAGTTCCAAGAACACCAGATAAAACTTGCAAGGGAAGAAGCCGCTACCCTTGCGGGCATTGTAACGCGGCGCAAAGTTATAGAGCCGCAATTGCTTGAAGCATTGCGAGCAGGAGGATATAGTGAGCAAGAAGCACTCGCAACAGTCGATGCTATCTTCAGACGCGCACGTGAAGCGTTTAGGAGTCGCATGGCTGAATCGCGGGGCGCAGCCCACCCGTCTGGGTGGGAACTCTCACGAAGGTCAGGAGGTGTCGGTATGAACGGCCTGACAAACCCCTTTGCCCAATACAGCAAGCGCAGCGGTGGAGCTGCTACTGGCACCCCATACACATCCCTGCAGACCGCCTTTGAGCAGGTAACTCTTACCGCCATCAAGAACCTGAAGGTATCTCTTGCTGGCCAAAAGATGAACCCACAGCTATTCCGCAGAAGCATTGAGTCCTTCCAGAAGACTATTCTTGACGCAGCTACGGGCCAGGGAGAGTTTGCTGGCGGTTCAATGCAGAAGGCGTTGAAGGGCATTGCGCCAAAAGCGCGCAAGTCCCTGATGGGCATGTTCAGCGGCATCTTGAAGGACATTGAAGACACTGGCACTGCTGCATTTGGCCGTGGCGACCTGAAAGGCATTCCTCTTCGCAAGGTGCTGTTCAGCATGCTTGGTCAAGTCCCTTCGGTCTATGCGCCAGACATTGCGCAAATTGCCGCAAATCCAGCGTTGCAAAAGAAGAGACCAAGCGGACAAAGAGACAGAATCCCAAGCATTCGCACAATCCAATATGGCGAATCTAACCTTGCAACCCTTGGCGGCGTTGGCATTGCCCCAGGCATGAGGCTTGCTGGATCGGCAACACTTGCCTCCCACTTGACTGACCAAGGCTATGATCCAAAGGCTTACGGCAATCTTGCCGGAATTCTGACCGACATGGCACAGAAATACTTCCCGTCCGGCATCAGAGGCGGCGGGCTATCGTTTGGTCACCCCCTAGCTAATGCAGGTGCATGGGCATACTACGAGCCACAGCGCCCAGGATATAACGTACAAAACCCTGGCCAAATTACTATGGACCTTGGCGGAGCGGGTAAGGGCGGCGTTGTAACTATTGGCAAGGCCATGGCAACAATGGCTCACGAAATCACGCACGCCATGGTAGACGCTTCCGAGATGGAAATAGCAAAGCTTTCAGTTGGCGTAACTGATCAAACGCAACTGCAAAAGATTCGCAAGGAAGTTGAGGCAAGACGAGGAGTTCCGTCAGCAGACAAATACCGTGCCTACTCGGGAATTTCCGGGGAATACATGTTTGTTCCAAAGGGCAAGCAGATTGGCGCAAAAACCATTCCGCTGGGAACCCCAGATAATCCAGAAGGTTTTAGCTATTTTGATTTGCCGAAAGGATCAATTACAGAAAGTGAATACAAAAAGCTTAATCCGAAGGCCAGGGCGGCATACGAAAAGGCCTATGTCACTGCGGCACAAGCTGCAGCCATAGATCCAAATGCACAGGGTCAGCATATTAATGTTCCTGGGCACTTTGGCCCGCAGGTTCGTATTCTTGAAGATGCGCAGGCAGGACTTGCCGAGTATGCGCAGATGCTTGCTGCTTCAACAAGAGTATTGCAGCCAGGAGAAACGCAGAAAAGCTTGATGCTCTCAACCCGGCAAATGAATGCCGGCGCTCGTGCAAACGCAACGGATATTGGTGCGGTCATGCCTGGCGTTGCCGGAATTGCCAATCCGTATCAAGGCGGATTGCTTAAAGCAATGGATCTCTCGGAAACTCTTGGCGGGAAACTTCGTCCAATTGCGGAATTTGCCGCGCGCATTCAGAGAAACATGGCCGGTCAGATGGTGTCTGCTCAGGCAGCAGGTGGTCTTGACGCTCGTGACCTTGGTGGAATGTTTGCAAAGGCTCTTGGCACGGCTATTGAGGCTACGCCAAAGACACAGCGCGCAAGCGTTCTTGAAGCCATTAGGCCAGACCGCATTCTTGATGCCGCAGTAGTTCTTGACTCTATTGGAAGAGCAAAGAATATTCCGGCTTTGACAAGAATGCTTGCGAATGCAACTGGCGCCACTGGCGCCGCGATTGTCTCTCATGGCGTTGTTGCTTCGGACCTTAATACCGCAGGGGATGTTCAAGCTGTTGCAGAGGCAATGGGCAAGAAGCGTGGGAAGAAGCCTGCTGAGCCACCACAGCCAGCTGGCCCAGTCCAGCCAAGCCCGCAGGTTGCAGCCATTGCGCCAAAGGGCTATGACTTGTTAACGCAATTAACAGAGATTCTTTCACTTGGTGTGGTTGGCGGCGGCAAAGAAAATATTACCTTGCGCAATCAAGTAAGGGCTCAGGCCGGTCTCCCAAATAGGCCGCTGGCGGGAACGCAACTTGCTGCAAGTAGCCTAACAGGCTCAGCAATTGCCGCACTCGCCGCACAGTATCCAGAGCTTTTGCCATTTGTTCGCGAGTACAGACCGGATCATCCGCTTCTTGGCGCGCAACCAGGAACAAAAGTTCCAGCAACAAAGCGCGGACGTCGCGGCGGACCAGTGGGGCCAACTGTCTCCGGGTCAACAGGCGTACAGCCATATGCCGACACAGCAAGCAACGATTATTACCAAAATATTGCAGATAGCATCTTTGCTTCACGCGTTGAGGACGCATTTAAGATGTTTGGCGGTTCCGGTGGATTTGGCTATAACGCACGTGGTCTTGGAAACCGCATGAACGTTTTGCGAGATGTTATGCCAGAAGATCAACTACAGGGCGGAATTGACAAGCTAAAGCAATTTGGCTCAACCATGAAAGATGCCTTCCTGAATTCAAAGCCAGTCGTTGGGTTGTTGCAAGACTTTGACGATGCAATGCTCAGGGCTGCGGACGGATCGCTGGACTTTAGCAAATCACTTGATGCGGCAACCGCGAGTAGCGGTGGGTTGGTAAATCAACTGAAAGAAACGGTAAAACTTGCCGTTGCATTCGTTCTTACACAAAACGCAGCTAATGCTATTTACCGATCTATTAGCCACCTTTCTTCAGGCTTTATTCAGTTCAACCAAGCGCTTGAAGACGCCAAGGTAGGTTTCTCAACACTGTTCTACAACGCAGGCGATTCTATGGGCGTTGCCGAGGGTCGCGCAACCGGAATGATTGAACGTTTGAAGGAATTTGCTAACGTCACGCCGTTTTACTTCACGCAGCTGCAAGAAGCAGCTGTCCGAATGCAAGCGTTTGGCCTTGACATTGGGCAAGTTCTGCAAAGAGACCCAAATACGGGCGAGCTTGTTGGTTACATTAAAAACATTGGAGACGCGGTTGCCGCACTTGGCGGTGGCGACGAAAAGATCATGCGCATTACGTATGCGCTTGGTCAGATGAACTCTGCTGGTCGCGTATATCAAAACGACATGATGCAGCTGGCAAACGCCGGTATTGCTGGATACGAAATCCTTGCTGAAGCTCTTATTAATGAGCTTGAAGCAAAAGGCAAGGATATGACTAACGATGATAAGAAAATTCTTAATGATTTGTACACAAATCGCGTAGAGGCAATTAGAAAACTTACAACTTCGGGAAGAATCTCTGGTAAGGCCTCAGCCGCTGCAATTCTTTCTGGGCTTGGCGAAAAATACGGCGGCGGAATGGAGCGGCTGTCAAAGACAATGACTGGTGCGCTAAGCACAGTCTCAGACATGTCTCAGTCACTTGTAGCAACAATGACTGGACCGCTTTATAACGCAATACGAGACCTTGTTGTTCAATTTGCCGGAGTTCTACAAGATCCAAAAACAAGCGCAATGTTTGTCGAAATGGGCCAAAAGTTGCACGGATTTGCTGCAACAATTAAAGAAGCGATTCCTGCAACAATAGCAACGATTGTTAATGCATTTACGTACCTTGGTGGAATTATTGCCAAGGTATTTGGCGGATCCGGAACAAAGAGCGCTATAGATCTACTAAGATCTGGTTTGCAAACTGTTGGAGATTTGCTGTCTAATAACGTAGTGCGAGCGGCGTTGCTTGCAAGCGTTGCGCTAAAAGCAATGATGTCAGTTGTTTCTGCAAACCCGCTGGTTGCAACAGTTGGCGTTGTTCTTGCCGCACTTGGCGCGCTACGCCAAGCGTACGAAACAAATTTCCTTGGTTTTGCTGATACCGTTGACAACGCAATGGCTCCATTGCAAAAAATGGGTCCAGATATTGCCGAATCTATCATTCCTGCATTAAAAGAACTTATTGCAGCCGCAGCCCAAGTAATTGGTGGCGGATTAGTCATAGCCCTAAAAGCAGCCCTTCCAATCATCTCAGCATTGGCTGGTGCGCTAGGCGGAATGGCCGGAATTCTTGAAAAACTAGCTCCGCTTATTGGCGCATTTATGGGTGCATGGATTGTTAAAAAGGTTGCCATTGAAGGTATGGCTATCTTGTTTACTAAACTGCAAAACGCAGCAGCCTCTGCAGCGATGTCTGCTGGAGTTGCTGGCGTCAAGATGGGTGCATGGGGGAAGCAGGGCGCCTCATATTATTCTCAAAGAATTCCAGTACGGCAAACAGAAGTTCAAACACCATTTGGCCCAATGAACGTCTGGCAGTCTGCCGCGCCAGAGCAAGGCGCGGGAGCGGTAATGGGATCTGCGCCCGGGGTAAAAATTGGCGACGCAGAAAAAGCAAGAGGCGTTATGCCTCAGCCATTCCAAAAGGTATATACAGTACCAGAACATTTAAGAAACATTCCGCTTCCATACTACACAAACCCAGGAGTTTTGTCTCCAGAAACTGGTGGCCTTCTTGGTCTTGACCCAGAATCTGGAACGGCCATTGGCGCAAGACCTGAGAACATGGTGCTGCGCACCAGGACTCTTGGCGAGCTTGCGGCTATGCAGGGTGGCGGACTTCAGCCAGAGCAAATAGTTCATGCCCAAAGAGCGGCAAAAGCGCTTACCGGCCTGCAGCAAGCAGACCTTGTAACAATGGATGAAAGCGGAACAATTACCGCAACCGAAAAGGGCAAAAAGCTTTTGCGCGACAAGATGGAAAATGCGCGAGCACGGCGAGCATTGGAAAACGATATTTCAGTTCAAGAGCAAATAAAAAGAGATCAGGAAGAAGTTGCAAGAATCAAGCAAGCCAACAAAGAAGGCAAAAAGGTTATTGGCTATGTCCCTCGCGGAATTCCTGACTATGCCAGAACACCAGCACAGCTTTCCCCAACAGAAGAAGTGCAAATGCTTCAGGGAATGCGAAGTCAAACATTTGGACAAGCGTTTGATTACAACTACACGGAAGAACTTGCCAAGAGGCATGCACAAGCCAGAGCGGCTGGAAGATTTAGAACCGGTCTTGATGGATCAGAAATAACAAACATTGGGCTTACTGGAAGATTGCGAGCGCGCGGTTCGGCAACTATTCAGACAATAAAAGACATGTTTGCCATGGGCGGCAAAACAGAAATGGCTGGAAACGTTGCCGATAAATTTAGCGGTCTTACAATGGCAGCAAGCGGTCTAATGATGGGTTTTGAAGCCCTTGGATCAGCCGTAGGAATTAATACAAAAGACCTTCAAACGTTCTCAATGGTGCTAATGGGCTTGTCCATTGTCTCCAAAGCTGTTGCTGCTGCTATGGCAGCAATTAGTGCGGCGGGTGGGGTAAAGCAAGCCCTTAGCGGTTTAGTGAGTTCAATTGGTGGCCCTGTTGGGGCCGCAATTGCAGCAGCTATGGCTGCGGCAATATTTGTTTTTAGTGAAGTTTCTAAGCACGATGCGGAAGCTCAAAAGTATCGCGATCAGAGAAAAGCGGACAAGGATCGAGAGCGAGCAATCAAACTTGGCTGGAGCGACAGCGGTCTTGGGTATATGGCTCCAAAGGTAATTGGCGGACAGGCTCAATACGATTTGTACGGTTTCTCAAATGGAAAAACCCTTGGTGGAAATGTTGACCAAGCAAAAATTGATGAAATGGTTTCTCAGGGGCTATTTAAGAAAGAAACAACAGCCCTTCCAGGAAAGTTTACATATACGCCAACCGAGGCGGGAAGGGCCGCTGGATACATTAGCGCAAGGGGCGTAACTCAGGCGGTTGTTCCAACTTTTACAAAGGCACCAACTGCCGTTGTCCAAAGGGTGGACAATCTTATGACCAGCTCTACTGGCGGTTTACTTGAAGCACCCCCAGCGGAAAGAATGGGCCAAACAAATGCAGATCAGTTGCAAACCCTAGCAAGCCTTGGGGTTGTAAGCGAAGATTTTGTCACGCAACTTGTAAAAGATATTAGGGCTGAGGACAATAGGGGTTTTAATGCCATGATTCCACTTGTTGGAATGGCATGGAGAAACCCAAGCGATGTCCTTACGCAACGATATGGTTCGTCGTATACAAACGCTATTGACAACAATATGGGTGTTAATACGCTAAATCCAGAAAAACTGCTAGGTAATCTCCTTTCTTCAAATAATGTTGGCAGAGCAATTCTTGATTCTACTGGTCTTGGCAAATATTCATTCACGGGAACTTATGCAAAAGAAGGCGTTCCAAACGAGGCAATATTCTCTACTTCTGAATCGTTAAAACTTCTTAATGATAGTTTAGATGACGCAAGCAAAGCACTAGATGAAGCTAAGAAAAAACTTGCCAAGCTATTTGATCCATTTGCTACCGCTTTTGATCAACTTATGGGCAGGGCAAAAGAGCTTTTGCAAAAAGAATTTGACCTTGAACAGCAACAGCTTAATGCAGAAATGCAAGACGCTTTGTATAACGTTGATGCGCTATACAACGGCGAAACTATGCGTCTTGGAGTTCTTGAAGAGCAATATGGATTGCTGCAAGAACAGCGAGCGGAGCAAGAAAAGCTTAACGCTCTTAATGACGCGCAGGAAAATGCTGCACGGGCAACGCTTGGTTTGTTTGACGCTCAGCAAGACCCGATTCAAGCTGCGATTGCAGCTCGCGAAGCTGCTCAAAAATTGCAAAAAGAAGAACAAAACTATCAGATGCAACAAATGGCCGAGGCTATCGACCAGGCAAAAAATAGTGTTCAATATCAGCAAACAACAACGTATTACGATGAAAAGAAAGCTACGCTTACCGCTGACCAGCAGGAGCGATCTCGCCGCCTAGAGGAACGCGCGCAGCAACTCCTTAAGGACATCCAAGAGGGAAAGATTACTGTTCAAGCAGCGCAAGAAGAGTTTATGGCAATGTTTGGCGATGCTGGCTTGCCACTCGACTCAATTCTTGAAACTGGTCAGTTCCAAGGTCAAGCACTTGCGGATATTATGGGCACTGCATTTGCTACAAGGTTCCAAGAGCTTGGCGACATTATTTCTACCACAATGGCAGACGTTGTTAAGGCTGGTATTGCGGCGGCGGCAGCAGAAGCAAACGTTGACGCTATCGTAGAGCAGATTGACAAAATTGAAAACAAGAAAGACAAGATTAAAAAGAAAGACGTTGAGGCTGAGCGAGAAAGATTAAAGCAAGTCCTTAACACTTCTCGCGCATCACTCCTTGAATACGCAACAAGAAAAGATGTTATTGGGACAGATGCATCGACCAAGGCTATTGGCGCTGCAAACAGCATGGAAAAATACATTCAAGATTTGCAGGCAATGGATTTTTCAAAATATGGAGATTTCCTTACCCGTGCTCAATTCGGCACAGAGTTTGATGCTATTTATAAACTATTTGATAGCGTTTACAGCGAATTTGGTGCACTGCAAACAGTTGCTCTTACTTTGACCGACAGCTTTGACAGAAATCCAACATCGCCTGTTATTCGACCCAGAAAGCCAAAGCCAACATCTCCACCAGCTGGATATACCAACGACACAGGAGCCTGGTACGAAAGGGGCGATAATTGGGTTTGGTATGACCTTATGGGCAACGCAATTACCTCTGTGCCAGCGCGCGCAAAGGGCGGACCAGTTGGTGCTGGCCAGTATCTCGTCGGGGAGCGTGGGCCAGAAATGCTCACCATGTTCCCAGACGGTGGTGGCTATGTCACGCCAAACCACGAGCTTCCAAGTAGCGTTCAATCCTCTGCTGGCGCACTTAAGGCGGGCAAGCAGGGACGATACTACGGCGGCCTGGTTGGTGTAACTGGTCGAGCTGACGGCGGCTACGTCGGTATAAATCGAGACCCCTGGAACTATGACGCCCCATCAGAAAGCTTCACAAGAAGCCTGGGCTTCATTGGCGACCCTATGGGCTTCCAGCAGCACTCGTTCAACGATTTTATGAATAGCCAGATCAACACAAAGACTCAGAAGAATGAACTAGCTCGTAGGTTCCCAAAGCTATACGCTCGCTATGTAGCAGGCAATATTCGCAGTAACGGGCCAAGGGGTTGGAGCCCAGTCAGGGGTCGAGCCGATGGCGGATATCTTGGGGGATGGGATTCTTGGGATAGGCCACAGCCAACCGAGACGCCAATTCCGGACACAACGGGTGGCCACGGAATAGATAGCTGGGGCGCGCCAATCGCAGACGAAAATCTTGTTAAGGGCATCCCCTCGGGAAGGGTTCATTTCCTCGGCGACCTAGACCCTATTCAAAAAATTTGGAACAAACTTGGCCCAAACAGTGGGAAGGTTGGCGGAAGCGGAAATAAAATTCGTTTTGACTGGGGCGACGTAATTATCTCAGATGATTACGCAAGGACCGGTCAGACGGTTGACCTAGCAGCCCTATCGGAAGCTGCAAGGTTAAGCCTTGCCGCAGCGCCGGAAAACATGTTTGACCCAAGCGATAGAACAAAAAGAGTCACAATCGTTGTTGTGCCAGATTTAGGGGATGGGGTAGTGGGTCGAGTAAAATACCCGACCGGACCAAGAAAAAACCACATTTACCTTAGCCCTCAGGGGACCAGCTCTCAGGGTCAATCATGGGATTTTAACAAGCGAGGAGATGCCAACACTAGCGGGTATTTAGAAACAATTGCCCACGAAACCGGCCATTTAGTTCATTCAAGAAAACACGGGACGCCGCTACTCAGGGGGCGAGGAATCTTTTCTCCGCTTGTTAGCTTGTTGAGCCTTGGAACACAGGGCGGCATAGGCTTGCCTATGGGAATCATAGAGAGAGTTGAAAAGAAAAATCCAACCCTAGCGTTAGCGCTGGCAAAGATGTTCCGACTTCCCGGGCTTGCGGTAAATACTCAGGGCCGGCTTGCTGACCTGAATAGGGACGCTTTTGTGCGGTCGGCGGCGGACCAAGGCAGAGATGTTCTAAATTGGGCAGAGTTTTCTGGAAAGAGTCCTGCTGTAAGTTTCTATGGAATGGGTTCGCCAGCAGAAAATTACGCAGATTCATTTAAGTATCACGTATTGGATCAAGCTCCGGGGAGGCATGGGGAAACCCTTGGGGAATCCCTTCTTGGTTCCGAGCCCCGCCTGGACGAACCAAGATTCAAGTCTGGAACCGGATGGGATCAGGTTCAAATAAATGACCCAGAAGCACAATATAAAAAAGATTTGCTGGAATGGAGAAAAAGAAGAGCCGTTGCCGGAACTTCTAAAATCTTAGCAGTAAGAGAGGGATGGCAAAACATTCACGACAGCATAAACAGAAAGTCAACTTTCTCCGTTGACGGAAAAGACGCTGCGTATAGGGATGTGGCTGGCGGACAGCGGCCCGATTCCTTTACGCCAACCTATAGGTCTAGCTCGGGATCTAGCGCAATAGGCGCTGGGTTGCAAGTTTTTGACAAAAATATGAACACAAAGAAAGGCAACGTCATTGCTTCTATTGCTGCTGATATTGGCCAAATGGCAGCATCTGGCCAGTGGGATTTTGGCAGACTTATCTTTAACAGAATCTTTGATTTGCTTGGCGCGATACCAATAATTGGCGGCAAGCTTTCGATGATTGCTGGTCTTGCTACAACGCTACTTAGCGGTGGCGACGTTGGCCGAGCCGGAGTCGGCATGATTGGCTCTTTGCTTGGCGAATTCCTTGGGTCCATGGCGCTTGCCCCAATTGGCATGCCGTGGCTTGGCGGATTTGTAGGCAGCATGATTGGCGGCTTCTTGGCTGACGCGATTTATACTAATATTATAAATCCAGCTGCAGCCTCAAAGCCAAACGTAATGGTTGGCGGCGGCAAATATGGTGTATATAACCCTGGTCCGAACATGCCGTTTGCACCAGGGCGGGCTTTTGGTGGGTCAATTGGCAAGAACATGCCATACCTTGTTGGTGAGCGTGGGCCAGAGCTCATGATCCCTGACAGCAGTGGCTACATGTTGCCAAATACTGGCTTGCGGGCGTTGCAGGCTCCAGGGGACTTGCGAATGGCTGGCGGAGGCGCGACAATCAATGCGTCCGTCACCATTAACAACCCTGTTGTGTCGGATGCCGCAGATATTGATAAACTTGCCGAGAAGGTAAGTTCGGCACAGGTACGCACCCTCCGTGCGGCAGGCTTCATGAGGCCAAGTTGATGAATATAACAAAAGACCTGAAAGTAGAAATACAGCCCAGGTTTGAAGGTGCTACCGACCCGTTGGCGTTTTACGACGTCACGGGTCGAGTAGACGCCGACGCTTTTGAATTTACATCAAGTGCCGACGGATCAACTGCCAATGCGGACATTGGCCTGTATACGCTATTTCCCTTTTCCGGCAAGCGCTGGAACGAGTACGCCGCAACTGAAGCTAAGTCTATTGCCGAAGCGCTGCTAGACCCAACGTTTAGGTTTGAGATCCCGCTACGCAGCGAGATAAAGATATCTCAGTCGTATGGCGACTTATCTAAGTACTACGCAGTAACGCACTACAGCCAAAGCGGAACTACAGTAACGCTTACACTTAACAAAGCTCATACGCTTACCGTTGGAAAATCAATTGTTGTTACCTTGGCCGGCAATACATCTCGCTCTCCAAACCCATTGACGCTGGGCGGGCAGCGCACCATTATCGCCGTTACCAGCACCACCATTAGCTACGCGGAAACCACATCCAGAACCATCTCCCAGACCGCTGTTGCTTCTGGTATCAATACCGCAATACTTTATGTTCAGGTAACCGAACTGCTCTTCGGTGGCGTGATGATGTCCGTGGAGGAAAAACGCGCCGGCGGGGTAATCTTGCAGCAGCTTACGTGTGCGGACTACACCGCCCTGCTGGACGAGCGCGTTATTGATCGCTACCGCGTCCCACAAAACACCTACGGCTGGGAGCTTATTACTGGTGGTGACTCGTATGAGGCGGGAAAGATTGGCGCTAATAAAATTACTATTAGTCCGTCTGATGTTCCCTCGTACACGTTTACCCAAATAGAATATGACGCTGATACACAGGTAAGCAAGGCAAGCGTTAAGGGCCCCCACAACCTTAGAAGAAACGAGCGGTTCATCTACGAGGATGCCTCTAGATACGAGTATCAAGTGGTTGGCCTTTGCGAGGACATAACCTCTTACGAAATAACGCACTACAGACGAAGCGGCACTACGGTAACGCTTACGCTAAATCAGCCCCACACGTTTATTGTCGGCGACTCTCTCAAAATTATCTTAGACGATGATGCCTCCCGCTCCCCCGACCCCCTGACGCTTGGGGGGCAGCAAACCGTTACTGCTGTTACTAGCACAACGATCAGCTACGTTGTAACGGCTTCTGGCACCATATCCCAAATTGCAGTAAGCGCCGGAATCAACTCTGCAATACTTTACACATCAGGAATTTACTACAAGGTTTGCAACGGCAGCCCGCAGCCAATTACCACAAACGGCCAGCAGTTTAAGATTTGGAATCACCAGGTATCTGTGGATAGCGCAGTAGATCACCAGCTACAAATCGGTCAAGCCATAATGGCAAATAACGAGTGGAGCGGGGCTACTGGCCTTTGGAATGGCATAGCAAAACTTTATAGCACGCAATACATTGTTGACCTTATTGAGAACTCGCGGAAGTTCTTCTTTGTCCATCGGGCCGCAACTCCTGTTGGGACCGGTTCGAGCCCAATGACTAGTGGGAACATTGTTTCACCATTCCTTGCCTCTGGCTATAACCCAGTAGGAAGAAAAGAGAGCACCACTGTTGCAACATTTACCACTAACGTTGCGCACGGTCTTTCGAGCGGCAGCACTGTGCTCATCTCTTCTGTTACGTATGCGCAACTTGCCCCGTGGACTGGTGGATTTTCTGCCGTAACGAACGTTGACGGTACCTGGTACACCGCAACGGTATCCGATATCCCAGACGCGTATAACTTTCAAGTTTTGTACTCTAGCTCTGGCGGAGAGGCGGAGTCAAGGATTCTTTATTACGATGACGGCTATCCGCTGGAGATTCAAGCGATTACTACATCAATCTTTGAAGCAATACGTTCAACCGATCCGTATAACGAAAAGTATGATCCGCTTGGGGTTAAATATCTTGAAAACATTCAAAAAGTTGAGACGGTTCGATACAATCCGATTCTCCGGTCCTGGGCCCCTGGATACCCAGAGAACGCCTACGAGGACAAAGACGCCCTGGATCGAATCACTACGGTTGCTGATTTTTGGGCTGAGCTTTCCCCAACAACCAACGCATATGCGTTTGACCCAATTGTTTCTACCACCACAAGCAATGTAAAGCACGTTCCCAAAGTTGCAATAAACGCCGGAAGACAGAAGCAGCACCGACTGCAAAATACGTTCCGCGCTGACATTGACATTGTTTCGGGAGAGCTTATTGTCACTGTCGCCAATAACTTTGTTGAAGGAGACTCGTTTTATTTGAGGAAGATTGAAGGGCTTGCAAGCGGTCAAAGCCCCGCGTTTAAGACGTATGAGGTAAACGAAAACACTACATCTTCTGCGATACACGCAGACATAAACGCCGAAGACGCCGTGTTTACCCTTAGCGCCTCTGCCACAGCAGAGATTGTTATGCTGCCAACCCACGACGAGAACACCGGAACCGTTCGGGTGTACACCAGCAGGCACCATGCAATTCAGCCAGGGGATTCCATTAAGCTAAACAACTTTAAAATAAAAAACCCCGACGAATTTGACGGCGGGGCGCAGGATAACGAGTTTATAGTTGAAAGCATTAACAGCAAGCTAAATAATAACAGCATTAATTTTAGCAGCATCAACCTTAGCGTTGGCGCGGAAGACCCTGGACTTACGCTTTACCCAAGCCAAGACACACCAAGTGAGGTCACCACCTTTGAGGAGGGCGCCCAGTTCCTGACGACTAGGACAAAGCGCTACCGAATAATACACGCAAGAAAAGAGAGCGGCATTGTTGAGCTCACTTCTGTTATCGCAGAGGTAATTGTTGGGTATGAAATTGTTGATAGCAACAAGATTAAGCTAACTCTAAGCGTTGAGGCAGACTCATACTCAACAAACCAAGTTGTGCGCATCTTGGGCATGATCCCGCCGTTCTCTGGTCTGTACTCCGTATATGCCGTTAGCGGAAAAACCGTTACGCTAAAGTCATACGGGAGTGCAAATATCTTCCTTTCGAAGAGCGCAGCGGTTTCTGGCACCCCAACTTGGAACGCAGCGACCAAGGGGCTAACGGTAACTGCCACAGCACATCCATTCGCTGTCGGTGATTACGTTACTGTTTATTACGGCACTGGGTACGGTTCTGTGGTTTACCGAGAAAAGATTCTCTCAAAGACCGCCAACACATTTACGGTTGGCTTGCTAACCCAACCAAGCGCCGGATCATGGGCCGGCTACCGAGCGGCAACTGGGTACTCTTCTGCGTTTACTGCAAAGTCTTACACTTCTGCTGGCGGCGGAAGGGCAACATACACAGCAGCGTCTCATTCATTCTCGCAAGGAGACAGGGTTTCTGTCGCCAACGACATTGATGCGTGCGAGGTTGTATCCGTATCAAAAGATACCGTAGAGGTAATCGTCGGAGCAAACCCAATCAACGCCACTGGCACACTCGTTCTTGGGAAAGTTGACCAGCAGATACAAATTAACGATGTCTTAAGATATAGCACCGGCGGATCTTACGTTAAGGGGGTTGACTATGTTCTGCAGATTTCCGCACTCAATCACGGATTTGTCAGAAACCCAAATTCTCTTATTGATATTATTCCAATAGACGTATTGCCAGAACTTGAACCCGAGGGCGGTGTTGCTAAAATTATTAACGTGCTAAGCGCTGGGTCATTCTGGGTTGCCGCCGACGGACCAAGTGCGGCAACTTCTAAATATCAGATTACCCACTATAGCCAAAGCGGCACAACAATAACGCTAACGCTAAGCCAATCGCACACAATGATTGTTGGAAATTCCGTACAGGTTGTCTTGGCCGGATCGGCGGCCCGATCCCCTAATCCTATAACCCTTGGTGGGGAAAAAAAGATTACCGCAATCACCAGCACAACAATTAGCTACCTTGACAACACCTCTAGAACCATTGCGCAAATTGCAGTCGCAACGGGGACAAACTCCGCAAGCCCCCTGCCGTTTGACATGGTTACCGACAGGGCGTTTGGTAACTTTTCCACAGAAACATCCTCTGCCCTGGGCGTCCTGATGTCAAGAATAGATGAAGGCCTTGTAGAGCATGAGGCAATTACCGTCAGTGGCGTTGGTGGCTCCCTGTACGACAGCACCGTCCCGCAAAGAGTTGGCGGCATTAAGCACTACGGCACCTCAACGTCAGAAAACCCTATGTCAATTTACTGGGAAACAAGCGGTCTTACCACGTTGTATTTTGCTGAAACGCTTTCTGAAGAGCTGTCTGCAGCGTTTGCAGAAGGAAGATCACTATACCTAGACATCAGCACTACCAATGTTGGGTACGAGCATAAGTTTGCCGGAATCCGAACCATCCTTAACTCCAGTGCGGTTACAAGTAACGACACGCACAATGATGACCGTGGAAAAACAGCTGGGCAGCCGTACATCCAATGGGTACAGGATAAGGCT